CCCATGCGCGGCATGCGGTGGTGCGACTCGTGCGGGCGCGTAGTGCGGCGCGTCCCTGATTTGAATGCAAACGCTGGAGGTGGAACAACTTGAATATCTCGCCGACGACGTAGAGCTCCGGCGCGAAACAGCCAAGACGCTCAAGGGCTTTTGCGCTACCTACCTGCCCCACCACTTCCCGCTGGTCCCGTCCGACTTCTTCGACGAGATGGCCGCGGCGCTCCAAAACCACGACATCAAGCGCCTTGAGGTCATTGGCTTCCGCGGCTGCGCGAAGTCGACGGCCGTCTCGCTCGCGCTGGTCCTGTGGGCCGCGCTGGAGCACCCTGACCTCTACCCCTTCATCATCATGCTCGCGGACACGCGCGGCCAAGCGAGCATTAACGCTGCCAGCGTGCAGCACGAGCTGCGCAGCAACGAGCTCATCCTCAAAGACTACGGCCACCTGAAATACAAGCGCATCGACGACCCGCGCCCCGAGCCGACGCTGGAGAGCGACGAGGACTGGCAGGCGATGAACTGCGTCCTCGACAACGGGGTGCGCATCCTCTCCCGGTCGCGCGGCCAGAAGATACGCGGCCTCAAGCACCGGCAGCACCGCCCTTCCCTCATTGTTGCCGACGACGTGGAAGACCTCGACTGGGTCCGCTCGCAGGAGAACCGCGACAAGAGCGACCGCTGGATGCGCGGCAACGTGCTGCCGTCGATCGACGAGCACAACGGCCGCATGGTCATCATCGGCAACTGGCTGCACACCGATGGGCTAATGGCCCGGCTGAAGAACACCGGGATCTTCACCGTGCTGGAGTTCCCGCTCCTGCGGGACGGCCCGGGCACCGAGCTTGAGCGGTGCACCTGGAAGGCCAAGTACCCGACCCAGAAAGCCATAGATGACAAGCGGCACGAGCTGGGAGACATCGGCTTTCGCCGAGAAATGCTGCTCCAGGTCGTGCCCGAAGAAGGGCAGGACGTACTCCCTGAGGACATCCACTACTACGATGAGCCACCCTTCGATGACGGCAACCACCTGGCCCACGGCGTTGACCTCGCCATCTCGACCAAGGAGAGCGCGGATTATACGGCCATTGTCTCGGGCGAAGTGACGTGGCCCGGCGGCAGGACAGAGATTTACGTCCAGCCGCACCCCATCATCCGGCGCATGACGTTCACCGATACGATGGAGGCGCTCGACAACGTGCGCCGCTCGACGAACATGAGCAGCGAGTTCTACGTGGAGGCGGTGGCGTATCAGCAGGCCGCTATCGAGGAGATGGAGCGGCGGGCGTTCAGCGTCCAAGCGATGCACCCGATCAAGGATAAGCGCGCGCGACTGCGCGTGGCGGCGCGCTACATCAAGACTGGCGTGGTGAAGTTCCCGCGCACGGGCGCCGAACAGCTCTTGCAGCAGCTACTCGGCTTTGGGGCGGAGAAGCACGATGACGCCGTGGACGCCCTGGTCTACCTGATCCTTGGAGTTATTGGCGATGGGATCGAGGAGACGAAGATACACTACGTCTAATGACAGGAGCGATTCGCGATGGGCATACCCGACGAGTGGCGAAAAAGTTTGCGCCAATGGGCCAGCAAGAACGATAGCGTTCGCCAGCTATGGCTGTTCGGAAGCTATGCCAAGGGCACGGAGAAGCCCGAGAGCGATGTCGACATTGCTGTCGCCCTCATGCCTCCGAAGGGCGATCACAATTGGGCACTTGGCGCCTACTTCGCGCTCCACAGCGATTGGAAGCATGAGCTTGAATAGATTGTAGGCCGTCATGTGAGCCTTGAGGCAATAGAACCAGGCTCGAAAGGCGACGTTGAGGTTAGGCGAACCGGAGTTCTTTTGTGGGCGCGTGATTAGCGCTCAACAATATCCCCACCGACCATAGAGTGTTCGGCTTGCATGCTACGATTGATGCAAGCCTATGCCTCGCTTTCTATCAAGCATTTTTACACGGACGGCCAATCCTCATTCGACGACGACGCAGCCCGCGCACAAATACGAGGGCTTCACCCCTGAGGGGCGCGTGGTCCTGCGCGACCGGCGCGGCACGGCCAAGGCCGAAATCCCGAACGTTGACCTCAAGTCCCATGGGATGGGCGATGACCCGCTCGCCATCTACCGGCCGACTGGAGCGAAGCATGTCGACGCCGCCAAGGCGATGGGCAACTTCACCGGCTGGACGTACGCGGCCGTCAACGCCATCGCCTCCGAAGTCGCAAACATCCAGTTTCGCCTCTACCAAGTCACCGGCGACGACCACCAGGAGCAGGAGGGCCACCCCCTCTTAGAGCTGCTCGACGGCGTCAACGAGCACATGACCGGCATCGAGCTGAAGTACGTCACGATGGCGCACTTGGAGCTCACCGGCAACTGCTACTGGCTCCTCGACGGCGTGAGCGACGACAAGAGCCAGCCGCGCGCTATCTACCCGCTGAACCCCGGCCGCGTGCGGGTGAAGCTCAGCAAGGACACCTACCCCTACAAGCTCAGCCACTACGAGTTCACGATCGACGGCAAGATCTTCCGCTTCGAGCCCTACCAGATCGTGCACCTGAAATACCCTGACCCGAGCGACCCGTTCGTGGGCATTGGCGTGCCGCAGACGATCCCGACGTGGATCGACAGCGACAACTACGCGATGGAGTACAACAGGAAGTTCTTCATCAACGGCGCAGCGATTGGCCTCTACCTCACGACGGAATCGAACGTTGAGGGCCAGATCGACCGCATCAAGCAGGGGTTCAAAGACGCCTACACGGGCAACGAGAACGCCCACAAGGTCCCTGCCCTGCCCAAGGGCGTGAAGCTGGAGCACACCGGCGTCACGCAGAAGGACATGGACTTCAGCAAGCTCACCGAGGCCACGCGGGACCGCATCCTGGCGGGCTTTCGCGTCTCGAAGACCATCCTGGGCACCGCCGAGAGCGACACGAACCGGGCGACCGCCGAGACGGCGGACTACGTGTTCAGCAAGCGCACCATCAAGCCGAAGATGCTGCTTGTCGTGTCCTACCTCAACGAGTTTCTTGTGCCGCGCTATGGCGAGGACCTCTACCTCACGTTCATCGACCCGACGCCGGAGGACAAGGAGTTCCGCACCAAGGAGATGCAGGCGGCGGTCGGCAACATGCCGATCATGACCCAGAACGAGGCCCGCAAGAGCTACGTCGGGCTTGGCCCTATAGAGGGCGGCGACAAGCTCATGGCTCCCACCACGATGGCCCCGGCGGGCACAAGCGCGGCCGTGGAGGGCGAGGATATGACCCCCCAGCTCGCCAAGACCGCTGAAGGTTGGAAGGCCAAGACCGTCCACGTGCGCACCGGCGGGAGGTTGAGCCCGGCTATCCAGATGCGCCGGGCGCTCCGTGAAGCCTTCGCGAAGGCGATGGACGCGAAGCCGCCCTACCAGGTCAAGAGCCTCAAGGATCTGACGCATACCGAGTACATGGAGCATTGGAAGCGCTTCTCGGACCGCAGTGAGAGCGCCAAAGCCGAGCTTGCAACCATCTTCAAAGGCATCAACGCCAAGCAGAAGGCGGACGTGCTTCAAAACCTGCCCGAGGCCACCGGCGTCACCAAGGGCATGGACGACCTCTTTGACCTCGAGGAGTGGATCGGCATCACCATCGACCTTGCCACCCCGGTGTTGACGACGCTGAGCAAGGACGAGGCCACCGCCGCGCTGTCGATGATAGGCGCGCAGCACGAGGACATCCTGGCCGATCCGAGCACGCGCGACGCGCTTGAGCGCGGCATCGCGAGAATGGCCCGCAGCTACAACGAGACGACGCGCGACCAGCTCGCCAAGGTTCTTGGCGATGAATTGACGGCTTCAGGCGGCACGAACCTCCAGAAGCTCACCGACGCGGTTGAGGGCGTCTACAGCTTTGCCGACGAGCGGCGCGCGGGCCTTATCGCCCAGACCGAGGCCTACCGCACGTCCAACTGGGCAAACCGCGAGGCCTGGCGCGAAAGCGGCGTCGTCACGACCGTGCGATGGTACACCGCCGAAGATCAACGGGTATGCCCCGACTGCGCAGCGCTCGACGATATGGTCGTCGGCATCGAAGGCAAGTTCTTCGTCGATACCTACGCCGACGCAGGCATCCCTCCTCGCCACCCGGACTGCCGATGCTATCTCCGCCCGGAGACTATCGAATGATATGGAACGCAAACACATACCAAAAATAAATGGCACTGATGACCTGGGCACGAAGGGCAAGGTCGGATGGTACACCGAACCCTGCAACTACGACCATATTCATGGCGACGATACCGCGCCGCATATTGACGTCGTGTTTCAATGCCCAAACAATCATCGCGCGGCACTCACCTTGCATTCAGTCACCACGACCGGAGAGGTGAATGCCAGCGTGCTCTGTTGGCACCGGGAGTGTGGGTATCATGAATTCGTTATTCTCGACGAATGGCCCCCGACGTGGAGCAAGAAAGCTGGTGAGCACGGAATTCAAAAATAATTTATGGCACTCGACTCTGTTGCCAACTTTGTGCAGGTGCAGGCATCGACGGGATACACCGCGGCGGCTACTTCGATAACGCTCCAGGCGGGCCAAGGCTCAAGGCTCCCGGCCGCGCCGTTCAATCTCATTTGGTGGAACAGCACTGACTACCCGAACCCGGCGAACGATCCGAATGTGGAGATCGTCCGCGTAACGACCGTTGTTACCGACACGCTTAACATTTCGCGCGCGCAGGAGAGCACCTCGGCGACCAATAAGAACACGGTCGGCAAGACCTACAGCTTGGTCCTCGGCATAACGGCCAAGATGATAAGCGACATCGGGACCGCCCTGCTCGGCACACCCGTGATCAATGAGGTGGTCGCGGGCTCAGGCACCACCTTCACCCTCGCCAACACGCCGATTACGGGAAGCGTCAAGCTCTTTGGCGCGGGCGCGCGGCTCACGCCCGGCGGCGGCAACGACTACACCATCAGCGGCGCGACCATCACCACTGTCAACAGCTACAGCGCGGGGCAATTATTGGCGGACTATAATAAATAGACGTATGAACAAATCGATCTACTTCATCGCGGGCGCTCTGGTCGGGCTTGCGTTCGTCGCGCTCGTTGCCAAGGCAGCCACGACCGTGTTGCCAACCTTCAGCGGCGGCACAGGCACCAGCAGCCCCTCGGGCCTCCTCTATGGCGACAACAACGCCACCAATCACGTCAACACCGTAACGATTGGCAGCGGCCTCACGTTCTCGGCAGGGACCTTGTCGGCAAGCGGTGGCGCCGGCAGCTACCCCTTTCAGGGCGCCGGCAACTCGACCTCGACGCTGACGCAGTTCAACAATGGCCTCACCGCATACGCCACAAGCACCATCGGCAATGGGACCGTAGCCGGCGGCCTCACGGTCAACGGCACTGCGACGACCACCAATTTTGTAAACTCCAACATCACCTCAGCACTTGCACTCTTTGACGCGAACCACAAAGAGGGGGCCTACGGTGGCTCAAGCAACCCGTGCGCATCGAACCAGGCTCCTACGACGCTTTCTGCGGTAGGAGCCCTTGGCGCCTGCACAGCCTCGCTTGTCCCGCAAACCCGCGCCCTCAATACCACGTTCCCCTTGCAGGGTGGCTGCACGCTTGCGGGCGACTGCACCTTCACGACCGCCTTCGGCACCACGACGGATACCGGATTGCCGCGCAATATGATCCTCGCGTCCAATGCCAGCGGCGTCATTGTGGCGTCCTCGACGCCTACGTTCGCGGCGATCAGCGCGACCTCGACGGCGACTTCGACCATCGCGGGCCCGGTCACGATCAAAGGCGTTGTGACGCCGACCTACAAGACGCCGGGCTTCACGCTCTATGCCACGACGACGCCCCCGGCCTTCAGCGGCACCACGACCATTGCGCTCCCCTCCCCGATCGTCAACCAAACGATCGATACCATAGGCTGCTACACAGACGTGGGCACGGTCTGGGTGGACATTTACCACACATCAACGCACCTGACGCTCTTGAGCGGCTCGACCACGCAAGGGATCATGCACTTCACCACGAGCAACACCATGACCGCTTATGAAAAGTGGTTCGTCGACGTTGGCACGCCTGCTTCAAGCCCCACCCGAATCACATGCGTCTTTCAATTGGAAAATACGCAGTAGCCGCTGCCGTACTCTTCTTCGTCTACGCGGCGCCCGCCTATGCGGCCAACACGTATGCGACGTGGAACGCGGGCGACAAGAGCACGAACACGACGCTCTCGAACGGCAACCTCACCGCCACGCACGCGGCGACCGGCAATGCCTACAACGGCGTGCGCTCAGACCTCCACAAGACGAGCGGCAAGTGGTACTGGGAATACTCGGTCGGCACTATCGGCGCCGACAACGCGCTCTTTGTCGGCCTCTACAACAGCACGGCCTCGCTCACCACGACTGGCGGCGCTGTGAACAAATGGAACTACCTGTCTCAGGGATGCTCTGAGAATAACGGCACGGAGACGTGCGGCTTTGCGAGCTACGTGGCGGGAGATTTTATCGGCGTCGCCTATGATGCAGGCGCGCAAACGGTTCAGTTCTATAAGAATTGCGTATCGCAGTTCACCCTAACGAGCGTCACCGCCGACGGCTATGCGGGCCTCAACTTCTTTGACAACAACGACGCGGTGACCGCGAACTTTGGCGCGACGGCGCTCCACTGCTCGACGCCCGTCGGATTTAACTCCGGCCTCTATACGCCAGGAGCAACGACGGGCGTCAACAATTCGAACCTACAGTTTTTTGGGGATTGGTAGCCTTATCCACAACGGCCCTTGCCAGCCCAACAGGGTGCTATTCTTAGAGACACATGGCATTCCTCCAACTCCAGCAGCAAAATGTCGCGGCAGCCTCGGCCTTCGCTGAAGTTTCCGCAGCCATCCCGCCCCGGGTCAATGAGGTCACGGTGCAGTTGCGGGCCGCCGACACGCTTTACTGGTACATGGCCCCGAGCGGCAGCGTCTCGCCCGGCAGCGCCGCGAACCTCCCCGCGCTCTACAACACCATCGCGCCCGGCGCGAGCCGCACCATCAGGGGACAGCTTGGCGGCCAGACCATCTATTTTCAGGTTGCCACCGCGCAGGCGGGTCAAGTGATCGAAGTCGACTACTATGGGGATAATTAACCGATTTAAGGACGCTATTATTCTTGGCGCGGCCATCGTCGGCATCTTGGTCGGCTCTACCGCTTTCGCAGCCTCCAGCATCACGCCCGGCGTCTTCACCAAGATCGTCGGCCTTTTCGTACAGCCCCTCACGACCAGCTACAGCTACGGCACGCAGCTTCAGACGCCCGTGGTCACGGCTGCCAGCTCGACCAATGCGGCCGGCAGCCTCACGCAAGGCAGGCTTGTCGTGAAGGTGGCGGCGCTCTCGCTTACCGGTACCAGCTCGCCATCAAACGAGATCGCCACCAGCTCGCAGGGTACCAACTCGGAGATCCAGCTCACGTGGCCGCAGGTGCCCGGCGCGACGGGATACGCCATCTATATCGGCACCTCGACGCCCGGAAGCGAGCAGAGCTACTTACTTGCGACCTCAACCGGCGGCCAGGTGAACAACTTCTACACGTTGGTCTCGACCTCAAGCCCCACCTACTACGCCATCCCCGGCCAGGGCGCCGGCTACTACACCTCAGCGAACAGCGCCTCGACCAGCCTCGACACCACCGGCCTCATCCGCGCGCAACAGGCGGCAACCACGAGCGCCTGCGCTACCGCGCTCAATGGTGCGATGTTCTATAACGCCGCCAATGCGCACCTCTGGCTGTGCATCGGCGCTGGCCCGGCCTGGACCGTTATCAAATAAATTTTAGATATGACCCCACTCTTAAAATCCGTATCGATAGGCGTCGGCGGCATTGCCGTCAGCGTGCTGGTCTACTTTGGTGCGATCACCGGCGGCAGCTACCAGGGCAGCATTCTCACTCACCTCGTTGACCTCATCCAGGGGAGCGTCACGCAGACCACAGTGGCGGTCAACTCGCCCGCTTGGTCTATGGGCATCCCCATGCAGCCGCCCATCATCAGCTCGGTCGCGACCTCTTCGAACGGCTCGGCCACTTCGGGCCTCGCTTCATCGACCCCGTATGTCTTTCAAGTGGCCGCTATCGACAGCAACGGGGGGACGACGACGCTGGGCCTTTCCGCGACCATCACCACGGACGCCTCGACAACGCAAAGCAGCCCTGAAGACTTGGTGCTCAAATGGACACCTGTGAACGGTGCGACGGGCTACGCGATCTTCTTTGGGACGTCCACGGCCGTGGGCTCGGGGCTAACGCAGTATTTTTATGCGACGACCTCGGGCCAGTTCACCTTCTCGACCTCGACGGGCAGCCTCCCCGGAAGCTTCACGATCAATGACAGCACCGCATTCAGCGAACTTATCAACCCGCTTGGCACTGAAGTGTTTAACGACAGCATCAACAACGCCACCTCTAGCCGGCCTGCATCAACCACTGCCATGCAAATCAACGGCACGGCCGTCATGTCCGCCAGCGCCACCACCACAGCCTGCGAAAGCGACACGGCGGGCGCGGTTTTCTTCAACACGGCCAACAAGCATGAGTGGGGATGCGACGGGACGACCTGGAACAAGATCTTCTGACTATCCACAGTGCATTTGTAAAAGCGAACCGACTGTTATCATCAACTACAAGATATGCCACCTAAACTAACGCTCAAACTAACGGAGGAAGTAGCAGAAGACATCCGCGCACGGGTCAAGGCGCTCGATTTGGGTGCCATTGAGAAGGTGCGTAAGGCCAAGGAGGAGAACGGCACCTTCGATGTCATCATCTCGACCGAAGTCGTCGATCGCGCGGGCGAGATCGTCCGCCAGGATGGCTGGGACCTCACGAACTACAAGAACAACCCGATCGTCCTGTGGGGCCATGACTACTACAGCCTCCCCATTGGCATCTGCACCGAGACGTACAGGACCGAATATCGCGGCGTGCCGGCGCTTGGCGCCCGCGGCGTGTTCCTCCCCGCTGAGGTCAACCCGTTGGCGCAGCAAGTGCGCCGCATGTACGAGTACGGCATCAAGAGCGGCTTTAATGTCGGCTGCACCACGTCGGTCGGCTTCATCCCCAAAGATTTTGACAAGGACAACGGCCGCATCATCACCAGCGCGGAGCTGCTTGAGTTCTCGTTCGTCCCCATCCCCGCCAACCAGGGCGTCGGACCCGCACAGGGCCGCTCACTGACCTTTGACGAGGCGCGCGAACTGGGCCTCGACGTGGTCGGCATGAAGCAGAAGGGCGTTACCTTCGCCGACATCCGCGGCCATATCCCCCCCGCCGCGAACGAGACCAAGGCGCCGGAAGGCACCGAATGGAGCAAGCCGACCCTCAAAGACTTCACCGATAAGGCGTGGGAAGAGGTTTCGGACGCCGAAAAGCGCGAGATCGCTGCCCATTTTGCCTATGCGAAGGATGCGACCCCGGCCGCGTTCGAAGACCTGAAGCTCCCCTACCGCCGCGCGAACGACGGCGCAGTGGTCCTCAATGGCCTCAAAGCTGCCATGGGCGCCCTTATCGGCGCGCGCGGTGGCGTGGAGGGCACCAGCGACCAAAAAGCTGCCTACGAGCACCTGGCGAAGCACTACGCCCTGTTTAATAAGCAACCGCCCGAATTTAAGACCCTCAAGGAGGCGCAGCCCGGCGACACCTGCACGATGGACGACGGCGCGACCGGCGTTCTGACCACAGACCCGAACGACCCCGATGGCGCACTGGTGTGCCTACCCAACGACCAGGACAAATCTGCCAAAGACGAGCATGGCTCGCAAAAGAAGCTCCTCAAGTCTGTCGGCGACGAGCATGCGCGCCACGGCGCGGAAGTTGAGAAGGCGTTCGACGCCTTTCAAAAGGCCGTTGTCGAAGACCAGGGCGACCCGGCAGACGCCAACGACGGCAAGGCGAAGGCCGCCAAGTCGGAGGCGATGCGCGAGCACCTCAAAGACCTGCGCTCAGCGCTCCAAGACGAACACACGATGCACCGCGCCAAGGCTATTGCCTGCTTCCGCGGCTTCGAGCCCTCCGAAGACAAGGCATTTGACAAGAACCCCCACCTCAAGGCCCTGCGCGAGGAGCACGACGGCTACGAGCAAAAATGCGGCAAATCCCTCGACGAGTACGAGGAGAAGATGACCAAGAGCGTCGAAGGCGAGCCCGGAGAGCGCGACGAGCATACCGACTGGATCACCGGCAAGATGGAGGAGACCCAGCGCGGCCACAAGAAGGCCGTCGCGAAGGTCGCCAAGGCCATGTGCAAGGAGGCCTTCGGCGAGGAAGACCAGGCCGACGAGAAGACGCTGGCGATCCTCAAAGAGTTCTTGGCACCGCATGTCGACTCACAACTGCTTACCGCACTTACCGCAAAGATCGGCGCGAGACTCTATGCCGAGAAGAAGACCAAGCTGGGCGAGGCCCATCAACATCTGAAAGCTGCAACAGCCGTTCTTGAGGACCTCTATGGGGCCCTTGCCGACGGCGACGGGGAGGAAGGCCGCAGCGACGGCGTCGAGAGATCGGCGCCGACGATGGCCCCCGTGAAACCCAGGTCGAGATCCCGCACATCCCCTTCCTCTGACGAGGCGCTTAAGGCGCATCTTCAGGCACGGGAGGTCCTGGGCGGTATTGAAGCTGCGGCCCGCGCCGCGCTCGGCACCATTAACGCCGAGGTGCGCGCCCGCAGTAAAAAATAATTCCAACCCAACTATATGGAATTTGCAGAAATAAAGGCAATGCACGTCACCGCGTTCGACGAGGTGATGAAGGAGAAGCTTGTCCCGATCATCGGGGCTGAGGTCGCCGCGAGCGTCCAGAAGACGGTCGCGACCCTCAAGCTTCAGCGTGAAGTGTTCGGCAAGGACATGACCGGGCTGAATGAGAAGATGAAGAAGGACTTCGTCTTGCTCACCAAGGCGGCAGTGTTCAAGGACTTCACGATCGACACCAAGGCCAACGAGGCTTTGATCGAAGAGCAGGACAACCGCGGCGGTTACCTGGTCTCCCGCGAGATCGCCGATGCCATCATGCGCATCGCGGCTTCGGTCGGTACGATCATGAGCCAGGCCGCCAAGTGGGAAATGACCACTGACGAGCTCGGCGTGCCGAACTACACCGGGTCGTTCCTCACCGGCGCCTACCTCGGCGTAGACGCGGCAGGTCCTGTCACCGGACTTACGTTCGGCCAGGCCAACCTTATCGCCAAGAAGTGGCAGCTCGCGTTCGTGGTCGGCAACGACCTCCTCGCGGATGCCTCGGTCAATGTTGCGGACTGGCTCCTCGCCCTCGGCGGAGAGGCGCTCGCGAACATGATCGACTACCAGGGCTTTGTGGGAGGTGCGAATACCGGCGACCCGTTCCTCGGTATCCTCAACTATCCTTCGACGACCACGGTAGACCCGACTGGCCAGAAGGTGACCTCGTACGTCTTGCCTACCGGCTCGACGACCTTTGCGAAGTATGCCGTCATGGACGACAGCTCCGTAATGATCGGCGACCTCGAGGAGTCTATCCTCGACGGTGCAGCGTTCTATATGAACCGCACCGTGTGGGCCAAGCTCCGCACGCAGAAGGACACCGCCGGCAACTACATCCTGCCTTACGCAGGGTGGGCAAGGCCGGACCCCGCGATGGAGAACCATCCGGGCGGCGGACCGATCAAGCCGGCAGGAGAGATCCTCGGCTACCCGGTCTATACCAACCGCTGGCTCCCGGCGGTCGGTGCCTCGAGCGTCAACGGCTTCTCAGACGGCGCAAGCAACCCGTTCGTTATCTTCGGCAACATGCGAGCATTCGCATTCGGAGACAAGGGCGAGATGCGCGTCGGTCAGTTCGAGTCGGGCAGCTTCGGCGGCAAAGAGATCGCCTTGGCCGACCAGCGCGGACTTGTCTACAAGCACCGCCACGCGCTTACGCTCACGCTTCCGCGCGCAATGGTGGTCGGCAAGACCGCCGCTTCTTAGGCCTCTCAATGACAGGTCCTCGAACCTCCGAGCACCTACACTGTGCGCTTACTCGGTAACATCTTTACGCTTATGGCTGACGAACCAACCGTCATCCCCGAGGCAGACGTTCCGCCGGCACCTCCAGCGGATGTAACACCTCCCGCGCCGCCTGCAGAAGTGCCTCCGGCACCCGAGGCAGACGTCCCGCCGGCACCGGCGGACGAACCCGGCGCGGAAGGTGCTGCCGACAAACCGGGGGGTACTGAACCTGCATTTGTCGATCAAGGCACGCCAACAGGCGACGCCCCACCGGCAGACGCAAGCCGTACCGGTTTTGCAGAAAAGGGCCAGCATCAGGGTGACGAGTGCATTTGCCCCGATGGGCGAAAGGGCACCGTTCACTCCTTCGATGCGGGCTTGATCTGCATCCCGAACCACGATCAGGGCTAGTACCAGGCCGCGCGGTCGCCCGCCGCACCCGCCGGATCGACGGCGGCAGGCACAAACAACCACACATCTATGCGTTTCAACCCATACGATGACGTGACCGTGCAGCCAGTAGTGGCCAGCTCGGTGGCGATCCAGTCGTTCACCGGCAGCTCGGCGGTCAACCAGGACGGCTTCGATACCTCGATAGGCATCGAAAGCCTCATGCTCCACATCCGAGCCGAGATCGCCTCTGGCGCGCCGACGACCTCGACGCTCGCCTGGAAGCTCCAGGAGAGCAACGACAACGGGAGCGCCGACGCCTATGCGGATGCCAAGGACAACTCGGGCACCGTGATCGGCGCGACGCTGAACGTCAAAACGGTCGCCGTGGACAGCTACGCGCGCATCGAGGGCATCATGCTCAACAACCAGGCTTCGGCCACGCCCTTTGGCGGCCGCAAGCGCTGGCTGCGCGTCGTGTTCACCCCGACCTTCACCGGCGGCTCTTCTCCGGCAATCCTCGGATACGGAGAGTACGTGGGCACGCCCGGCAGCGGCCTCATGCGCCCCGTGCGCACTACGGTCAGCAACACTTAGTTGCACCCTCGCTTTATCTCTTTCGTGACTTCACGAAGGAGATGGCGACGAGGGCACAACCTCGATCTATGGAGCAAGTATCACCCTACGCCTTGACCACGCTTCAGCGGGTGAAAGACCTGCTTTTTGACCCTAATCTCACGATCGTTGTCACGGGCACGACTGTAAACGCCTCGACCGCGGTCTCAAGCGTCACCATCCCTGCGGGCAAGACCGTGCGCGTGGGACAGACGATCAGCGGCCCAGGCATCGCGAACGGGACAACCGTCGCGGCATTCACGGCGACCACGATCACTCTCTCTCAGAACGCCACCGCGCCCGGCGCCGGAGTCTCGCTCACCATCATCGATCAACCCGTAGCCTTTGATACCGTGCTTATGCGGATGATAGGCTCGGTGTCCGACTACATCGGTAATGAGTGCGGTAGGCCGAACGGGTTCACGCAGCGAACCTACACGAACGACACGTACTCGATAGAAAATCCTCGGCAGCGCTTCCTCACGCTCCGCAACACCCCCGTCTTCTCGATAAGCAGCTTTCAGTGGCGCGCGGGCACGCCGACCAGCCCGAGCTGGACCGACTTCATCGCCGACCAGTACGAGCTGGTGGACCCGCGCACGGACCCCATCTCAGGCACCGTGTGGTACCCCTCGGGCATGGTGCGCATCTACGGCGTCCTGCCGAGCATCAACAGCAACATGATCCGGGCGACCTATGTGGCCGGCTACCCGGTGAACTGGGCGAATGCGGGCGACCACAGCACGCACTTGCTGCCCGATGACCTCACTGCGTTATGTGAGAACCTAGTGGTGCGCCGCTTCACCCGCCGCCAGCTCGCGGGCAAGAGCGCCCACGCGCTTCAGGGCGCCACGGAAAGCTGGCGCAATGAGATAGACGCCGAAGACCTCGACGTGCTCGCTCAGTACCGCGACCTTCATTTTTAGCTATGCACTACAAACGCCACAACCAGGGAAACCGCGCGCGCATAAGGCGGAAAGACAAAAGCGGCTATTGGCGACCAAAGCGCATGCGCGGACAGACCGTGCAAAAGAAGCAGATATTGGAACATGGAATTTAATGTTGAAATTAAGAACCTCCCCGAACTCACGGCCAAGCTGAAGGAGGCCCCCTCGATAGCCGCGCCCATCTTGCAGCGCGCCCTTGCCGCCGCGCACGCCATCCTGGCCAAGCACACGGTCAAAGGCGTCGTACCCTGGCGCACGGGATTTCTCACCCAGAGCTTTCGCGCGGAGATGACGGCGGGCATGCTGCGCTGGTTCCCCACCGCGAGCTATGCGCCGTTTGTGGAGTTTGGCACCAAGCCGCACACCATCACTGCGCGCACCAAGCAGGCGCTCTTTTGGCCCGGTGCGTCGCATCCGGTCTATAGCGTGAACCACCCGGGCACGAAGCCGAACGCCTTCATGGAGCGCATCGTGGACGTCTCCAAAGGGGAGATTGACACTCGATTCGGCACTGCCTTGCAGCAGATTACTGCGGCCATCGCCGCGCAATAATATGGCTACCTTCCTCGCAAAACCGATCAAGCAGCAGATCCTCGTCAACTTGCAGGCCCTGGTGGCCGCCGGCTTCATCAACTCATACTTTTCTCTCGACCAGAACCCGGACCCGTTCACGAACGCAACGGCCGGCTATCCGTTTGCCATCGTCGGCATGCCGCGTGTCGCGAGCGACTTTGAGGACCAGGCGTCCAACCGGCGCGAGTACCGCTTCGACATCCTCTTCGTGCTCGACCCGGCCGCGCTCTTGCACCCGGACACCGACGTAGAGGACCTCATTGACGCCATCCTCAATCAGTTCGACACCAACTTCACCCTCGCCGGCACGGCGATAGACGCCCTGCTCCCCGCCACGGTGGAGGGCTGGCCGGTATCCACAGGCACGAAGTCCCTCTTGTGCTTGGGTGTTACACTTACGGCACGGACCCTCTACCAAACCGGAACATGAGCCTTGAGAACCCCCCAGCCAACAAGATGATGACCTCGCCGCCCGCGAAAAAGGGCTTTCATTTCGCCAGCGATGGCCTGCATGCGGCCGTGTTCGTCGAAGCCGAGACCATTTACGAGGCAGAGATGCTCTATCACCGGGTCAAGAAGCTCTTGCGCAACGCTCTGCTTTCCGAGCAATCCACAACCGTTGTGAAGGATGAGCATGAGGCGATAAACTAATACTATATGGCTGCACAAAAAGGCATTGGTCGCTTAGTTCAAGTAGGAGTGGCCAAAGAAACGACCCGCGGCACTGCCATTGCATCGGCCGCATTTTGGAGCCCCTGGATCGACCTCACGCTCGATGAGCACAAAGAATTTGTCCACGACGAGCAGAGCTACGGAATCGTTGAGGACAACACTACCCTCACGCATGTGAAGAAGTGGGCGCAAGGCTCTATTGCCGGCAACGTCCACGACCAGAGCATCGGCCTCCTCCTCTATGCCCTCTTTGGCGGCTATGCGGTCACCGGCCCGACCGACAGCTCCTATACGCACACCTTCACCGTCGGGCAGAGCGCGCAGCACCAATCGCTCACCTTCTTCCTCCATGACCCGCTCGCGGCTGTTGACTATTCGTATGCCAACGGCGTGGTGGAGAAGCTTGAAATCGACATCGCACTGAAGAAGTTCGTCACCTTTAACGCAACCATCAAGGCGCTCTCCGGCGCATCGCAGAGCACCTTCACGCCTTCGACGACGACCGAGAACCGCTTTGTGCCGCAGTATTTGGCGGCGAAATTCGCTCTCGACTATGCCGGACTCCAGGGCACGAAGACCGCGACCGGCACGGCCGCGAGCACGATCAATGTCACCGCCCTTTCAATAAACACCAACACCCTGCGCGTTGGCATGACGGTCACCGGTACCAACGTCCCGGCGGGTGCCAAGATCGCCTCTATTGTTTCCGCAACGGCGTTCAACCTCACTGCCGCGACGACCGGCGCGGTCGGCACCATGACGTTTGGCCCAGCCACTATCGCGCTGAAGAGCGCGAAGGTGAGCATCAACTCGAATGTTGAAGACCAGGAAGTGCTTGGCAACCTCGCACCGGCCGACTTCCTCAACAAAGAGTTCTCCGTCGAAGGCACCCTAGAGGCCATCTGGCAGAACGAGAGCGATTTTAAAACTCAGTTCATGGGGCCGACAACGCTCGCCGTGCGCCTCGACATTAAGAACAGCGACGTGATCATAGGCGCGGCCACGAACCCCGAGCTCTATATCGACATGCCGAAATGCACCATCCTGGAGCTCGGCCGCCCGTTCAAGGTGAAGGACCTCGTCTATCAGACCCTCAAATTTAAGGCTTCCTACTCGATCAGCGACACGCTGCTGGCCAAGGTGGTGCTCACCAACACCGTCTCTTCATACTAGCACTTGCCAACCGCTGCTTTCTGTTTCCGAATGCTTGTCCACATTGACGTACGTGCACGGTGCCGTGTACGCTCAATAGGGAGTGATTATCAGCTAGCTACATTGCTCTTATGAAACTCGTTCGTTTGGTCTCTTGGGTTACCAAGGACCAGAAGAAGAAGGTCAAGGAGGCCTCAAAGGTTGCCAAAAAGCGGGACTACAAGGCCTCGGAAAGTGCTATTATTAGGCGTTTAATTGATACGCTAAAAATATGAAGAAAATTATAGGCCTTGTGCTCGGTCTCTCTCTCCTCGCTCCGGCTGTCGCGCTCGCGAACGTGTCCATCACGCTCCAGGGCGGTTCGGTAACCGTGCAGCAGGGTCAGACGTTCGTTGAGCCCGGCTTTACGGCTCTCAGCACCAACCTCGGTAATGTGACGGCCAACGTCTTTGTCTCGCCGGTTGATACCAGCGTCGTGGGCGACACGGCGCGCACGTATATCTACGGCCCCGACTACTTTGGCGACAGCGCCGCAGCAGAACGTGACGTGGTGGTGCAGAGCGTCGGCGGCAGCATGGTCCCGTGTTCGAACCCACTGGCCCCGGGCTGGAACGTGAACTTCCCCGACGGCGGCTGCGGTGGCAGCGCGACCTTTGTGCCCTTCAACGGTACGTCGTGCCTGTTCAACCAGGGCTGCATGATCCCCAAGAATTAAGCTCTCACTCTGCGCGTCTATGGCGCGCAGGGATGGGCGTTTAACAGCTAAGACACCATCGTGAATAACAAAAAGAATCCCATCGTGGTCGGCGTCGCGTTCATCATCGCGGCACCCCTATCGGCGTTCTGCGGAGCGGCCGTGCTCACCATAAGCTTCGGGCTCCCTTTCAACGTGCTCTTTGACGTGATTGCAGTCATCGAGGTCGTGATCGGTGCGCTAGCGATCATCGGCGGGATTATGGACGTGCGCAAACGTGCGATTAGCCGAGACTAAACACCATCATTTATATGGCAGAACGCGAAACCAAAGAGATAACGATCCCCACTGGACGCAAGATAATCGTCAAGACCTATATCACGGTACGCGAGGCAATGCCCGCATTGGAAGGCACGACCCTTACCGAAGCGGCAA